CTTCTTTATCTGAAACAGCGACATCAGACGATTTATCGGGCGATTTTTGCTCAATTAGGTTTTTCTGCTTCTTTCTACGATTCTGTTGATAAATCCTGTCACGCTCCTTTTTCTTCTCATAAGCGTCAAGCGTTTGATGCTTATTCCAATTCGGAATCGTTATCACATTATCAACAACTTCAATCATTCCAAATTCTTCAAATGTCTTAAGCGCAAGCCTTACCGTATTCAAATCTCTGCGAAAAATGGTGGCAAGCATTTCATCCGTGAACGGTAACTTGTTGCTCATCATAAACACACCGTTGTTATTCTGCTTTCCAGCAAGAATAAGAAGTTTGAACCAAATCGTAATGATGCTATCCGCACTCGGCATACTCTCAATCAGCAGAATCTTTTCATCATCAAAGACATCTGTTGTGATTTTAATCCACTTGACTTCTGCCATTTAATCACTCTCCTCATATGTATTTTCAGAAATCAAAGCCATAAACTTCTCATACTGTTTTTCAGAAACTTTGTTACCCTGTTTCTCCGGCTTCAAGCGGATTTCGAGGTGCTTTTCAGCGATATGCGATAATTCCTTGGCAAGACTCTTTTTGCCTTGTTTAATGCCGTCATAATAGCCTTTTGCCGGACGGTAATCTGCAATCTGTGATTTTCCTGCTCCTTGGCTTCCGCTTGTTTTGTTGCGAAGCTGATAACCTTTGTCTGCGCAATACTTAATATAATACTGCTCACATTCATCAAGTTTATCTATCGGGCAATGTACTGATCCTACATTCCATCCATACGGATTATCCTCTGAATAAAGTCCGTGAGACTTCAAGCTAAGGTCTATGTGCTGATACCCTGAAAGGTGTTGCGATAATCTGGTTAAAATACGCTTTGCCTGTCCCACATATGCATATCTAAACCCATTTTCGTCCTGCCTTGTCAAAATATAAATTCCGCTTGATTCATCAAGCATTGGATTCAATGCAAGCCATTTCTGCTTGTTCTTGGCTTCTATCGCTTTTGCCTGTCTAAATTTCTTATAATCCAACTCATTCACTTCCTCTCCAATGGCTCCATGCTCATTTGAGCCACAAACTTTCCGTAACTCATTCCGGAAGCGCGTGCCATATGATTCACAGCCTTGATTGCATCATCCTTTTTCTTTGGCTTTCTCAATCGTTCTTTAATGTCAATGCCGATGCAGTCTTGGCAATCAACTTTGCGTTCATCTATCGTCATAAACAGCCTGCCACATTTCGGGCATATTCTTGTATACACAGTTCTTCCAGCCTTTTTAAAATTTTTAAACTGTGCGTATCTTCTTGCACATTTGGGTCTACAGTATTTTTGATCTGGTCGCTTCGGCTCAAATTCAGCCATACAGTATTCACATAATTTCAATTTTTACCTCCAATCTTTTGTAAGGGCGGTGCGGTAAACGCACCGCCAAAACATGGCTTTCAATAAGCTTGTGATAACTATTATTCTCCATGCGTTAGAATGGTTTCTTTCGCTTTTCAGCCGGTGTTTCAACCGATTTATTCTTCAATCACTTCAAGTTCACTCTCCTTTAAAGGGTTGTACTCGCTTGATTCATAACTGATATGTGTTTTTTCCGGAGAATATGCCGATTCTTTTGCGCAATATGGCACATCATCGGTTTCTAATGCAACAACGATTTCTCCCGTTTTAAAAAAACCATGACTATCACTAATAACTCTGCACTTTGTTCCTTTTTTTCATGCTTTCTCCTTTCAGAACGGACAAAGGTTCATATCAACCTCTAGCCCTTTTTCTGCAACATAAACATTTGCTCCATATTTAATTGTTTTTTTCGTTCGTTGTAGGAATAACGCGGGATCTCCGCTTGTGTCCGATAAGTGTATTAAAACGACATTTCGTAAAGCTGGGTTGTCGTTCTTCTGAATAAATTTAAGTGCCGTATAAAGGCTCATATGACCTCGCAAACGGTGTTCATAGTTCGGTTCATTCCGGTCTACCAAGTCCATGCTATAATTGGCTTCAACCATGATATGCTCAACCTTCATGTTGGAAAAGTCATATCTGCAATATTCCAAGTCGGTTAGGAATAGCAGCTTACCCATTTCCTCATGCTCGATTAAATAGCCATAACACTCGATTTCCGTATCATGCGGTACATTGAATGGTGTTACCGTAAAACTGCCGATTTGCCGTGTTCTGCGCGGTGGAATGGCTATTGTACGTTCTCCGGTTATGGTTTCAAGTGCTGTCTGCGTTTCAAATGCCGTATAAACCGGAATTCCGGATTTCATGAAATCTTTTATGTATCGTGCATGGTCTCCGTGTTCGTGGCTCACAATGCATCCGGAAACATTTGCTATTTTCCAATCAATCATTTTCTTAAAGTCCATAAATTTCACACCTGCTTCAATGGCAAGGATTTCGCCACTGTCTGAAATCAAGGCGTATGAGTTTCCGGAACTGCTTGAGCCCAAAACTCTAAGTTTCAATCTTTTGTCACCTCGCTTTCTCCATATCTCAAATAGCCGCTCCAGCCATTTGCTCCGCCGCAATTTTGCATACACCATTCATTAGAATCATTGATGTGTTCACATCGTCCACAATTCGGTACTTCATCGTCTGCGGTGTATCTTGTTAAATTATCCATACCCTACTCCAATTCTTCCTCTGCCGGAAAGTGAAATACTCCGCTCAAACCCATAGTGAGTTTTTCGTCAATATTTTCGTCAATTCCATCTGGCTGTGTCTGCCCCATCTTTACAAGGCTGTGACACATATAGGTATATCTCAATTCTTCCATGGCTTTCTTTGCTTTTTCTTCGGTGGAGTATTTAGCAATAACAATGTCACTGACAAGATCATCTATCCCTGTAAGGTTCTTGTTCAAAAAATAGATTTCTCCATTAAACCTCTGAATAACTACTTGCTCATACGGAATATCAAGTGCTCCGTCCTGTGATATAACTCTCATGGCAACCTCCTAATCTTTCATAAAGTCCGGTACATTCTCGTCATTCTCAACGACTTCTCCGGCTACTTTCTCCGGCTCAACTGCTGCACTTTCGGTTGCTTCGGATTCAGTTACGACAAACGGTTCGGAATTGGCGTTCTCTGCAATTTCTTCCTGCGTCTGCACATAGGTTTCATCAAGCTGATTGAATGACTGCTTTGCCATACTGTTAAAGTCCTTGCGATACTTCTTGATTGCATTGTTACGCATTTTACGAACAATCATTGATTCCGGTGTGTCGAGCCATGCCGCGCTGATATAAGGCTTTGCAACTTCACATTCCAACATTTCATCAACGGTTGCGCATTTTCTCAAAGCATCGAAAATCTCCTCTTTCTTAGCCTTGATTTTGCTCAACTGCTCGGCTGATGCCTTGTAACGATTCTGACAAATTCCGAAAGTCTCATTCATCAGATTGTTGCGCACATGAGCAAACAGATTAACCTTTACACCGTCTCTCTCTGCGATCAGATACTGAAATGTGCCGTCCTTTAATTTCAGAGGATAAACAACACGGACAACCTTCTGTGATCGTCCCATTTCTTCCCATTCCGGCGGTGTCATTTCGATACCCTTATGCTTTGGATATGAAAACTCGTCACCGTCTTTAACAAGCCAACAAGGATATACGGTATCTACATTTTCTCCATAGTTACGAAGTAATGCATCGTTGCCGTCTCCCTCAATTCCCATTTCTACAACCTGCACATAGTTGTCTCCGGACTTCTTTGTTCTAAGCTGGAAATAGCACTCTCTCGGCACTGCATTAGCATTGAGTTTAAGGCTTGCGCACTGACCGACAACCTCTCGCAGATTCGATGTATCAAGTCCGTTTAAATCCTTGATTTTATCGCTATCCTTAACAAGATGATAAATGCTTGTCATAGCTGACATGGCGCACTGCTTTGAATAATCATCATACGGCACACCGCATAACTCGAAATCTTTTGTAACAAGATTCGTGATTGAATTAGTCCACTGGCTGACCGCAGTGTTGACTTTCTGTACCTCTAAACTGTTGTTTTCTGCCATAATTACTTATCCTCCATTTCACTAAAAATAGCTTTGATAACTTCTGCCATGCGTTCTTTTTCTTCATTTTTCAATGTTTCTGTGTCTTTCTTGGACTCCACACTATCATTTGCTCTCTGCAAAGCACGGTTGTATTTCTCCTCTCCGAAAGTATTCCTTAATGCTGTTAAAAGAGTTATAAATTCAGCCATGATAACCGGCTCTCTTCCATTTACTTCTATTGTTCCACAATCTGATTTAATCATTTCTATTCCTCGCTTTCTTAATATCTTAAAATCTTAACATCGTTATCCTCATAAAAATTATTGAACCGCTCATTTAACAGTTCTAATTGTTTCTTGAGAATTTCCTTTGCTTCATCCATACCACGGAAAAGATTTTCGCTTTTAAGCCGTAGGTTATCAATTCCCAATTCGCTGCAATTAAGATACAACACATTTCCGCAACCGCAAATTTTATGTATGCAAATGTCGATTCCGTGGCTTTGAGTTCTGAAAATCGTTCCGCTTTCCACCGGTTCTCCAAATTTTGCATTGCTAATCAGCTTCATGCACATCCCTCACTTTCTTCATATTTCTTCACAACCGCCATCTTATCAGCACCGTAGGTTTCTACCCACTTCATATCCACGGTTTCATCCGTAACAGTCAGCTTTGCACCTTTGGCATTTACAACCGTGTCACCGGCTTTTACATTATCCTCGGTGCGATACACGTAGCTTCTTGTGCTGTTTGGGAATTTCGCTTTGATATACTGCATTTATCATTCCTCCTCAATTTTCAAACCAAATGGAACGTTTCCATTAACAATAGATTGCCAATGTGTAATAACATTTGGACTAGCACTTGGATTGCATGGTTCCGTTGGAGCAAACATAAATCCGCTCTCCTGTTTCTCGGTTTCTTCATCCCATTCTTTCTCGGTTCCAAAGCCAAGATGCTCATAGAATTTTGGATTGTCCTCATATGTCGGGTATTCCGGATGCTGTTTCTGCCATTCCACAACGTCTACTTTAAACTTCTCCATATCAACAACCCATTTATCATGGGCAACCTTCCATTTTTCCACTTTATCGTTATTCTGGTTAATTTTGTTTTGAGCTTCTTTCTTGACAGATTCCCAAATTTCACTACTTATAGATATAAAAGAAGCTTTATACTGCGGATAAAGAATATTGTCATAATCAAGAATTTTCAACCCTGTCTTATTGTTCTGAAAGTTCCATTCTCTAATAACCTTCCACATAATGCATCCTGCTTGAAATCCGGTAATTCCACCTGTCGGAGAATTGTCAACCGCGTACATGGCTGCTATTCCTGCTGCCGCAACTGCGTGGCAAATAGTTCCATAATCATGCGAATAGTCTTCTGTTAAATGCCTTACAAATTCCGGAAGTGTTTCCACAGTCTGTTTTTTCGCTTCTTTGTACCATTCATTCTGGATTTTCATTTCCTCGGTAATCTGCTGTTTCATCTTCTAAACCCTCTCTTTCCTTTATTTCTCGCGTCTTTTTCGCAATACGGAAGAGAACAATGTCCGGATTCTGCAAAATCAAAGAACCCTCTCTTGGTTGCACTCTTCCAACGCTTGCACGACATACACCGTGCATCCGGCTGTATGATGTTGTTGCTTATTCCAACTCTTGACATTCGGCGCCCTCGCTTTCTTTCAGTTCATCAAATAGCCAAAAGTGTTCTTTGTCTTCAATGCAGTTATAGTCAAACCACTGCTCGCAACTTATACTGTTCTGATGGAATCCAACCGCAATACAATTCGGTTCTTCATACAAACTTTCAAGCACATCTGCCTGCTCATTAAGATTTGTATTTCCCTCAAACTTGCGGAAAGCATCAATAACTTTGGGAATATCTTCTTTCTTAACAAGGTATTTATCGAATGTGGTAAACAGGACGATACGTGACAGATTTATCATCCACAAGATTCCAAATTGCTTCCATCTGCCCCATGTCAAATAATGATGCCCCATGACCACAATACTTTTCCCCTAAAATGTTCCACACTCGCATTGAACCAAGCCATGCGTTACTTACCTCTCCATAACTTTCAGAATCTCCATTTTCATCAAACTTAAAAATTTCAATGTAACTCATCCTACACACCCTCCACTTTCAACTGCTTATCCTCGGAAACCGTCAGAAGAATTAGCTGGGTATCAACGACCGGCACATATTCGTCATTGATGCTCTCAGCACCATCAAGGAAAATCGGAACATACATATTAAAGAACTTCTGAAAACTGTTGCAAATATCAATCTTCGCTTCAATTTCCCTGCCGGTGTTTGTCGTATCTCCGAATACCTTATAAATGCCGGTTTCTTCATCAAGTACCGTAGGAATACAAACTTCCTTATATTCTCCGTTCTTCTGGAAATCGAACAACTTCCAACGTACAATACCGAAATGCTGATTGATTTCCTCAACAAGTAACTTATTCTTTCGTTTTGAAACTTCTTTGAGCTGATAAAGAATCCTCTCGGCATCTGCCTTTGCTTGTCCATACTCGCTCTGTTTATGTTGCATATCTGCAATCTGTTCATCAATGCGAACATTGTTTTCAGACTGTGCGATAATCTTATTCACTTCGTCAAGCTGACTCTTCAATTTTGCTTTATCAGCTTTTGCGTAATCAGCCGCCTTATCTGTGCCCTTGGATTCTAACTCTGCAATATCAGCAAGCAATTTATCCTGTTTAGCCTTTAACTTGGCATATTCAGCGTTCTGCATACAATAAGCGAAAGACGGAATCTCAGAAATCTGTTCATCGAATTTCTTGATAATGTCAATTTCTTCCGCTTCGTGCAGTTTCAAGGTGTTAATCTTGTTTTCCAGCTCTTTGTTATTCTCGGTCAGATTCTTAATCATTTCAGCACACGCATTTCCATCGTCAACGATCATGGCAAGCGTTTTCGCGTGTTCTTCATTAAATGATTCGATTGCATCTGCCTTTCTCTGCGAAAAATCGGCTCTTAAAGACTCTATTTTATCTTCCGGCAATCTTTGCCCGCATAACGAACAAACCGTTGTAGATTCGTCAAATACCCACTTGGAATCGTCAAACTTTTTTGCAATTTCATCATTGTACCTTTTCACAAGGTCAGCTTTCTTAAAAGCCTGTTCGGAAATTGATTTCTTATTGCTTTCAATGGAACCCTGCGCTTTTCCGATAGATGAACGGACATCCTCTAACTTCCGTTCGTGATCGTATTTGTGATTTTCAATCTCACGCTTCTTGCTTGAAAGTTCATTATTCATGGTCTGCGCAATAGCTGACATTTCAAACTGACAATGCATTTCTTCGTTGCGCATTTCATCAATCCGCACATCAGATTTCCCAATTAAATCTTCAAGTGCTTCAATCTTTCTCTCTAAATCGGCTTTCAATAACTCCTGCTCTGCCACATCAATATCAACCTTTGCTTTCTCCAGACCGATAATCTGATTAGGAATCGCATCTAACTGTTCAACTGCTTTCTTCTTGGAAGCATTGTTCATGGCTTCAATCTCTTCAAATTTGTAGGATTCAAGCAATTTTGCAACATCCGCAGTTTCTTTATTCATTTGCGCAATCTCTAAATCTGTTTTTTCGCTTGCCATAGTGAATAAATATTTGCGCATTTCATCCTGTTTTTTCTTCAATGACAAATCCTTGGTAAACACATTCGGGTGCGAGCAAATGAGGAATTTATCAAACTCAAACCCTAATTCTTCCAGATATGCCTTAAAATCACGTTCTGTCTTAGGCACAGAATTGATCTCATATGTATTTGTGATTGTAATTTTCGAAACTCCATTTTTATCCGGCTTTCCAACTTTTCGCTTCTGCATCTTTGAAAGAGTGATTTCTTTTCCACTTACATCAACATCTGCAGTAACGGTTGGAATGCAATCTTCTATATTGTCCGGTCTGATATTTGGATTGCTGACAAGTTCATAGTTCTTATCAGACGTCAGCCAGTACCATGCTGAACCGATTGTGGTCTTTCCTCTCCGGTTCATGCCGGAAACCCTTGTTGTCTTGCCAAATTCGTATGTCTTATCCTTTACCCCTTTGAAATTCTCTATATGTAACGATTTCAAAATCATTCGCATTTTTACACCCCCACGATTCCTTTTATTGATAACTCATATGTAACTTTTTCCACAACACGACCATCTTTACACGTTTTCTGATATCTCCTGCTCTGCAATCTTCCGTATGTGCTTACCTTATCGCCTAAAGCAAGTGAGTCCGTATACTCTGCGCACTTTCCCCATGCAATACAGGTAATCAAATCCTCTTTTCCGTTCTCTCTTAAAGTTTTGAGTTTCACATCACAAATTTTCCGACCCAGTGGTGTTTCTCTAAGTTGCTTTTCCTCGATAATTCCATCAAGGCTTACTTCATTCAAAGGACTATCATCCTCTGGCTTTGTGATTGTATCAGCCATAACGTACATAAGAATGGCTTCCCCTGCGCCTGTTCTCACGCGTCTAGTAATTATCTTTCCCTTGACACATACCGCTCCGCTAATGCCTGTATCGCTGATTTCTTTGTCGAACAGTACCGGAAGTATGTCTGCAACACCGCTTCTTCTTTCGACTCCGATGAAGAATTTATAAAAAATCTTACCGTTTGATTTATGGCTTTCCCTTGGTGCTGATACAACATCACCGATCAGTGTTATTTTGTTCTCCATTGCTTCTCCTTTCCATTTCTCTTCCGAGAACCTTTTCAAAGTCCTCTTTATCATTCTGTTTCTTTCGTTTCCCTGCCAAAAGTTCAGCAAGCATACGCTTTTCTTTCGTGGAACATCTCGTGCCACTTATATACACAACGCCTACCATGCATCCTCTCTCATTCTGCGTTTTCTCTTAATTCGCTTGTCAAGTTCGGCTCTCTTCCGGTCTACCTCTGACCAGTAATACATGATTGCCGCAATTACTGCCCCGGCTACAAATTTAATAGCCGCCATATTCCCGACCGTTCCCTCACTATCCATATAGCACGCGGCAACCAAGGAATACTCCATTGCAACCGCACCTATAATGAATTGGATTACTTTTTTCATTCATGCTCCTTTCTGCCACTTTATAATGATGAAGCTATTAGTACCAGTCAGAAACAAACGTTCCGAGTAACGGACATACAACAACATCTATAAAACGCGCGAAACCATCTTCCATGGAATATGTAAAAGCCATTGCAGGTGTGTAAGTCGAATCTCCTGTCTGTATCTGTGCATCTCTTACAGAAACCCCATATGTTGTTTCCTCGTCAACGAAAATGCTTGAAAAACTTTCCGCAGAGTCAACCTTTGCCAAATAGTTGTCACCGCTACGAATTACCCTTGAATTAACTTTCTGAAATTCAAAATTGCTCATTTCAATTCTCCCTTCCATTATGCGTTTCGTTTTCCTCGCCCTGCTCACTATGTTTCGAAGCAGAACTCTCTACCATTCCAAGGACATATCCTTTCTGAAAATCTGTCATATTCGGAATGGCATCACGAAGTTTTTCGACAACTCTCTTTTCCTTTTCGCTCATTCAATCACTTCCTTTCATGCGCAATATCTGATTTCGTACTCTGCTACAATGTTCAAGTCGCATCCGAAAATATACATTAAAATAGGAAGAAACTAATTTCTTTTGTACTTCCCATGCCAAATCATCCGTGAACGACTTGACCAACATTAGATAACCCTGCTCGGTAAAAAGATACATTCCGTTCGGAGCGGTTACACCAAATTCCCCCTTGGCTTCATCCGAATTTCGGACGAAGTAATCTTCTCCTAAAATAAAGTCTTTCTTATTGTCGTTAAATCTTTTTCTTGCTGTTCCGTCCGGTCTTTCATGTACCATGTCAATGTCCTTAAATGTGACCACTCGCTCGCCTTTGTACTCTTTGATGGAAATATCCGCATTTCCAATGTGTACTAAATTATCCATACTTTCACTTCCTTTCTGTGATATAATTCCCTTATCATCAAATAAGGGAGGTGATACAATTTGAAATACTTTTTGTTTTGCGATTTTTCTACAATATCCTGCGACCGAGAAAAGATGGCAGAGATATTAACTGAAAACGATATAACGTTCGCAAATATCAATAATTTTTGTTGGGAACTAAAAGTTCCGGATAAGTTTGGAATTCCAATCTGCGACACGACCGCAGAATCTATTCACTGCCTGTTTTATCAGTACACTCACAAGAACTCTCTTCTTCTTGTGGTAAAAGCAAATGAATATTTTCCAAACGGAGATTAGGATATAATCTCTTTGTTTCTTCATATACGGTTTTGGTTTTCAGCCATTTCCGCATATGAAGAACCTGTTCCATGACATCCATATCGTGAATATCCACTTTGTTTAAAATCTTCTGCAATTCCTTTTCCATTCCATTGAAATAGGAAACCGGAACAACAACCAAATCATTCACGGATTTAATTTCTTTCATGTCCTCACTCGCTTCCTTTCTTTTATAATCCAATTTAATTGGATGTATCTGGCACAAAAATAAAATCCATCGGAATACCAGACAATTTGCTCATGGTTTTCAACTGTGATAAGCTAGGCTCTGTTTTGCCCTTTTCCCAATTGACAACGGTTGCATTAGATACACCAAGCATTTCAGCCCATTCCTTTTGTGTCATTTTCGCATTTACGCGAACTGCTTCTAATGAAATTCTAGGCATCTTTTTCTCTCCTTTCATATTTGATGGTTTAATCATAATCCAATTATTTTGGATTGTCAACACTAAAATTCAAATTTATTGGATTTAATATTGAATTTTTTATTTTATTGGTTTATAATACAGTTAGAAAGGAGGGCAGAAGAAATGGATAACGAAAATCAATTTAACGAAATGGATGTAGACGATATCCAAAAAGAAGTGTTTGCTGAAAATTTAAGATACTATATTGAATTAAATCAAAAACAGCAAATAGATGTCGCAAAAGACTTAGGTATTAACCCAACGACTCTAAGTATGTGGTGCACCGGAAAATCATTTCCAAGGTCAGGAAAGCTTCAGGCATTGGCTGATTATTTCAAAATCGGAAAATCAGATTTAATAGACCCACGCATAAATAAATCTGTTGACGAAGAATTTTCAAGTGTTGTATTAAATATTGGAATGAATGATGAACGTTTCAAAAAAATTATTATTGAATATAGCAGATTGCCAGTAAGCAAAAAAGAATTGTTATGTGAATTTTTCGAAAAATTTATATTCTAAAAGAAAGCAGGGTTCAATGCCCTGCTTTTTCTTCTTTTAAACCAGCTTTTACAAATCCATGCAAAATTTTTAACATCTTATAGTCTTCAATTTCTTTTATCATAGTTATAATTTCTTCTTTATAAGTCTCTTCTGTTTTTACTTCTCCCGACATAAAAAACCTCCAATCATAAACTATTATGTACCAACAAAGTAATTATAGAACGTGTGTTCGGCATAGTCAATCCCCAATTATGGGCGGAGCCATGCCAAACCCCACCCATGCCAGAACTTGAAGTGTCCTTTCGGACAAGTCCATAGTATCACTGTGATATGCATGATTTCAACATTTTTCGGTCGCAAGTTTCGACAAAGAATGTCATTGCAGAGAAGCGGAAAGCTGTTTCTCAATCTCTTCTTGCACTTTCGCGCGCCAACGCATCGGCACTTCATCAATCGTCATTTTCTTGTCTATAAGAATACGTCTTACATAAAATTTAACCATATCCTACGCCTCACTTTCTGTTGCAATGTTTGCCAGTTCTTCGATTGCTTCTGCATTTGCTTCATGTCCTGCTTTAAGTTCATCAATTGCTTTCTCCATCTCCGTCTTTGTGCGAAGACTTACGGTCACAGTGTATGTACCATCCTCTGCGCCATCCTCTCCCATGTTCGGCATATATGAGAATCCTTCATACTTAAGATTCTCATACTCTCCAGCAGCCTGATCATTGTGTGTAAATGTGACCTTTGAGATGTTCTCTTCCGAGAAGGCATCTGTGATTGACTTGATTCCATCAAAGCCTTTCGACTGAATCTGAATATTGCCGAGACTCGCTCCTTCGGCAATTTCAAATTCTGTTTTGTTTTTCAAAATTATTTTATCCATGTTTTTAATTCCTTTCTATAAAAATGATTTATAAGTTACGTTCGAATATTTGTTCGATATATTTTCTTAAACGGCAGTTTAAAAATTAAAGATGTTCCGTGGACACCATATTGCCCAAGAACCGATTTTGCTGACAAGGTAAAATTCGAAGAGGAAAACGCAATGCAATATGGATCTTTAATGATTTGCTCTATACGCATTGAATTATTAGAAAATACTCCTGGTGGATATGTGCAGATTGTGAATTTACCCAAAAAAATGTTTCGTGGCATTAACCAAACAAACATGAATGGGAAAACAGGTCAATGGTATTTATATATTGGTGATAACACAAATAGTAGTAGTATGGTATTACGAGATTTATTTGAATCTGGTAATTATTATTTTAGTTTCATATATTTAACAGCAGAATAAAATTAAACATCTTTTGTATCTGTTATAGTAACGTTACTTATTTTAAGCTTTTTATTACCAGAAGGATCTGCGTATGCAGATATAATTTTTACTTCACCACTCCAATGATTTACTGCAAGTAAACAACCACTAACTCGATCTTGCGCAAAAGCCATTATAAGCCAATTACCACTTGTATTAAAGAATTTACATTTTGCATCAAAAATTTGCATATATGATAAACCTGTGTTCATATTTGCGTTTATATAATTTTTTATATCAGATAATGTCGTTGTATCGGTTGTGACAAGTGTAGGAACAGCAAGTCTATTATTTAAACTGCCGTTTATTTCAGTAATTTTATCGTCCAGTGCCTTTCCCTGCCGGGCATCCAAACCAAATCCGGCTTCTGTGGTTGTAAGGTTGTTGATTAAGTTCGCCGCTGGAAATGCACCGTTAATTTTATCTTTTAATGTATCAGACAACTTTATAACATTGTTGACCTGATCCATTGTAAGCGTTGCGCCATCAATGTTAACTTTAAGCGTTCCATCTTCTGCAATCGAAAGTCCGTCTGTCGGTTTCACAATCCCGGCATCCTCTTTCGTTGCGATTGCACCAGCACCGCCCACGATAGACTTAGACCAATACTCTGTATTGCTCGTTGCCGTTCCTGCTGGAACTTCCTTTTTTGCGAAATAAAGCGTATTGTTATAAGTCACTGCATCCAATCTCTTATATGTAGCATCTGCGCTCCAATCGCCCTTTGGCACAATTGCCACTCTTCCTGCTATAGCCATTTAAGCCACCTCCCAGTTTAAATTTCCGTCATTGTCAACGACAAAGTTATAAGCAGAATTGTCCGTGTAAATCAACTCTCCATCCTCATTCACATCAAATTCTGTCATTGTGAGTTTCTTGTTAATCTCGTTTTCGATTTCCTGCGCTCGGTCTGCGCTG